TAATTCTCAGTCTCAATAACTTGTTAGCAGGATGTAGGCTTAGAAGCAGCCAAATCGAGATAAGCACGATCATGCATTTAAAGAGCAGGAAACCGGATAGTGTCTACTGCGTTTGAGCAACCTTTTAAGCGATGCGGTATCGACACAAACAATAAAATGCCGGATGCCTTTTAGCGTAACAGCACACTACTAACAAAACAGAACAAGTTTCTGGATTCAATGAAAAGGTAACCGAGATCGACGAAGAATCTCGGAACAGAATTTAATATTAATGTTTTATGCATGAGAGGTGAATCATGAGAACGTTAATTACAGCAATACTAATTGTGTGCGCGTTTAATGTAAGCGCAGGTGATAACCGTTATCAAAATAGATACAATTACCAGCCACAAGTGATACAGATTGATCCTGTGCAGCAATACCTAATTCAGCAACAAATGCAACAAAGAGATTTAGAAATGCGCCAGCATCAGTATTTCATGCAAAGAAACGCAGCAGATAATTACCGTAGAGAATATATTTCTCCGCTTAGGATATATGGATATTGATACAATCGTAATTGGTGCTTTTATTGCAATTGTTTTTATCCTGCCAATATCAATTGCTATATATAACTTCAGAGTTAGACAGAAGAAATTAAATGACATCATTAGCAAATGCGATAAAGTTAATGAATTGTGTGATGAAATAATAAGAACATTACAAGACGCTCGCAACAATGGACATTAAACAATACGACAAAGACAATCTGCGCAATATCTTAATCGATTACATAGCGTGCGCAAGATTCATTAAAGACAATTACAAGATCGACAGAAGCCAACGCAAAGTAATCAACAATCAAGTGCGATTGGCTAATATGTATATTAAGAAATTGTTGGGATCGGACAAGATAAGCGAGATGCCGCAAGCAGTAAAGATTGAGATTGTTGATACTCAGATGCGATCAGATGATATAGTGTCCATGAAATACAAATCATCTTGTGAGGCGCAGTCGGCATGAACGGCAAAGACTTAAAGCCAGAGAAGGCAAGCTTGCGAGATTATCTGAAGCGTCATATTGATGGAAATTATGGGTTTGATAAAATCAAACAAGAAATGCTGAGAGATGAATACAAGAATCATAGTTTGCGTCTGGTGTGCGTTAATGGGAAAAGAATAACATGATTGATCCAGCAATGTTGGCAAGGCTTATGGTGCAAACTGAAACGCACAAACTTAATCAAGTTGCTTCTTTGTTACCATTGGCTAAACTTATATGGGAAACTGCTCAGAAAGAAGAGCGGGAGGCTTGCGCTAGAGCGTATAAAGGGATGAGCGCAGCAAACCTTCAAAATAAATAGACAACTAACTTAACTAATCACACATAACCGGCCTAGAGTCGGTTTTTTGTTTTATGGGCAGAAGAAGAATCGACTGGGAAGTAATAGAAAGAGACTTCCGGGCTGGAATTCTTACGTTCAGAGAAATATCAACTAAGCATAACATTTCAACTTCTACATTAAACGTCAATGCAAAGAAGTTCGGATGGGTTAGAGACTTAACCGAAGCAATCAATAAACGTACGCAGCAGAAAATATCTGAAATAGATATTCGCCACATAATCGAACAAAACGCAACGGAATCGGCGCAGAAAACGATACAAACGGCACAAGACGCAATTGAACTTGCCGCCAATATCAAGACGGATATAGTAATAAAGCATAGAAGCATAGTAAAAGAAGGATTAGAAAACGCAGCCAAGATCGAAGATAAGTTTAATTTGATCATGGAGCAAGCGGCGGAGATACGAGATATTGTTACTGTAACTACTGCATTCAAGAATCTGATAGACGCCAAGTCAAAGCTGATTGAGATGGAGCGCAAATCATTTAAGCTAGATGCCGAAGCTGAAGAAGCTAGCAAGAAAGTGAATGTGAGAGTTAGCTTTGTTGAATGAAGTTAATGTAGACGCTACCTTCCCAAAGAAGGTTAAGTTTCTGTTTGATGCGTACCGATACAAAGTATTGTACGGCGGCAGGGGTGGAGGAAAGTCTCAGTCGGTAGCAAAGGCGTTGTTGCTGTTTGGCGTTAATTACAAAATGCGTATCCTGTGCGCCAGGGAAGTACAGAAGTCTATCAAGCAATCTGTGCATAAACTTCTATCCGATCAGATCATAGAGCTAGGTCTTGAGCATGAGTATGAAGTATTTGAAACAGAGATTCGCGGCAACAATGGCACTAATTTTAGTTTCACCGGCCTCTCAGATCACACTGTAGCGACTATAAAATCTTTTGAGGGGTGTGACATATGCTGGGTTGAAGAGGCTCAGACAGTTTCTAAGAAGTCATGGGATATTCTTATACCGACGATCCGCAAAGATGATTCTGAGATATGGGTAACGTTTAATCCTGAATTAGATACGGATGAGACTTACCAGCGGTTCATTATTAACCCGCCTGATAACTGCAAATCGGTAGAGATTAACTACAACGATAATCCGTGGTTCCCTAGCGTGCTTGAGCAAGAACGGCTGCATTGCAAAGTAATCAATCCAGAAGACTACGAAACCATTTGGGAAGGGAAGTGCCGGTCAGCTGTGGTGGGAGCTATATATGCTAAAGAAGTACAGACAGCTTTAAATGATGGTCGTATTGCCAATGTTCCATATAACCCATTGCTGAAAGTCCACGCTATATGGGATTTAGGATGGAATGACTCTATGTTTATCATACTGGCGCAGCGGATACGCTCAGAAATAGCCATTATTGAAACCATAGAAGACGATCATAAGACTCTTGACTGGTATGTCGGTGAGCTTCAGAACAAGCGTTATAACTGGGGATATGACTTCTTGCCGCATGATGGCGATTATGCCGACTTCAAGACTGGGTTAAGCGCACGCAAGATACTAGAATCATTTGGCCGCAAAGTTAAGATCACTAATAACATACCTGTTGAAGATGGAATAAAAATAGCGAGGATGGGATTCAGGCAAATGGTGTTTGATAAAAATAAATCAGCTAGGCTGCTGGAGTGCTTGAAGCGTTATAGACGCTCTATCAATCGCCAGACTCAAGAGCCTGGAGCGCCGGTGCATGATCAATACTCGCATGGTGCTGATTGCTTTAGATATCTGTCTATTGTTGCTGATGAAATGGTTAATGAGAGCGAAAGAAAAATCACATCTAACTTTAACACATTTGGCGTAACCGTAAGCGGCATGGGCGGCTAATGGAAGAATTAATAGAAGGAATGCCTACTGAGTTGATTGAAGAGCTGCAACGCCAAGATGCTTTGCGCAAACAATATGAAGATGAGAAGAAACGGCAGTTAGACGCTCTCAGTAAGGTTATCTCTAAAAAGCGCGATGAAGCTATTAAGGCACGCAAGACAAGCGGTATAGAGACGATCTGGCAGGAAGACCGCAACAATTACGAAGGCGTAGACGATTACAATCGAGCTAATCTAAGTACTCATTACACAAAGTCTCGCTCTACAGAAGGCGGCATAATGGCCAATACTGTAGGGAAGAATACAAATCAATGTACCGCATTTTTTAATATCACGCGTCAGTTCGTAGACTCTGCTGCGGCCAGGATGGGGGATATACTGCTTCCTGCTGGCGATTGGAACTTCTCGGCTAAAGATACACCGGTTCCCGAGTATGCGGAAGAGATAGTTGGCGGCAATACATACGATCAGATGGGCAATGTTGTGCAAGGTCAGCAAACTGATCCGGCAGAATACGCCAAAAAGGAAGAGAAAGCAGAGAACAGAATTAAGGATTGGTTAGTTGAGACTCGCTATCATGCGGAATGCAGAAAGGTAATTGAGTCTGCTGCGTGTATCGGTTCAGGTGTATTAAAAGGCTGCTATCCTATCAATCGTAGAAGCAAAGCATTTATGAATGGCGAGCTAATCATTGTTGAAGAGTTCGCACCAGCATCAAAAGCCATAGACTCATGGGACTTTTTCCCTGATCCGAACTGCGGTGAAGATATACAGAACGGAGAGTATGTATTTGAGCGTGATTACCTGACTGCTAAAGATTTGCTTGAGCTTGCTAATTCACCTGATCTTGGATACTTTCCAGAAGAGATAAAGCGCGTAGTTGAAGAGGGCCCAGGCAAGAAATACGTTGACGGAAAAGATCGCGTTAAGTCTGAAGATATGTTTGAAGTCTGGTATTACACTGGATGGATTGACGTAGAGAAGGCGCAGATATTTGACGATGATGACACTGGATACGAAGCAGCAGATGAGGATTGTGCCGGAGATTTTCGCATGTTCTCAATTGTCTTGGTCAACGACACAATTATTAAAGGCAATGAAAGCGCATTAGATGACTCATTCCCATACGATGTTATGGTGTGGCAGCGTGTTGCGGGTATGCCGTGGGGTATTGGTGTGTCACGTCAAATGAGAGAATCGCAACAGTTCATGACGGCTTCAGCGCGTAACTTAGTGGATAACATGGGATTGGCTGCAATACCCATGATCGCCCTCAGACGTGATGGTATAGAGCCTGAAAACAAGCTATGGGAACTGAAGAAAGGTAAAGTCTGGTGGCTGACTGATGAAATGGTCAAGGCTATCACTGATTCCATCCAATTCTTGATAGTGCCATCGATGCAGACAGAGTTAATTGCTAACATGCAGCTTGCAACAAAGATGGCCGAGGATATGACGGGGATTAACTTTCTTCTCCAGGGTCAGCAAGGCTCCGCTCCTGATACCGTCGGCGGCATGGAATTGTTGCATCGTAATGCATCAGCACTGCTTCGGCGTATTGCAAGACTCTTCGATGAGAACGTAACTGAGCGGCATATAAAGCGCTATCACGAGTGGCTTCTGCTATACGGCAAAGATGATGAAAAATGCGACTTGCAGATACAGGCTATCGGCTCCAGCGCTTTAGTTGAGCGCGAGATACAGGCAATGCAAGCTGTTCAATTGCTTCAACTGTCTATGAATCCTGCTTTCGGTATGTCGCCTAAGAAAGCTGCTGATGAAGTTCTTAGGGCATGGAGATTCGAGCCATCCAAGTTTGCGATGGATGAGGAAGAGAAAGCACGTATGCAGCAGAATCCACCAATGGCTCCAGCAGTGCAAGCGGCTCAGATTAGAGTTCAAGGTGATTTGCAGAAAGAGCAAATGCGTCAGCAGACTGAAGCAGGAAAGATTAAGGTCGACATGGATCGCGATGCACTATTCCAACAAGGTGTAGCTCAACGCGCTCAAGTTGATTATGGATACAAGCAATCATTATTGCAGCTAGAAGTGCAGAAAATGCAACTCCAGAAAGAATTGGCCATGATGGATTATGCTAGCAAGCACCAGATTTCACTTGATCAAATAAAGGCGAAACTGGCGGGGGATTCGATGAAACTTCAGACTCAGAAGCAATTAGCTGAGATGGAAGCGCCAGGACAAACTATTGCTCCGCCAACTGAGCCAGCAGGACGCGCTCCTAATGGTCAATCATTCCAGAAATGATAGAGAACCATCCTATAAAGTTTGAGCTGAACGCATCAGATAAGAATAGCGTCACATGGCAAAAGCTGCGTGAACACTTTGAGAAGTCTATTGTTGCGTTGCGAGAAAAGAACGATTCAATCGGTAACGATGAAAGAGAAACATTAAAGATAAGAACAGAAATAGCGCTGTACAAATCTTTGTTGAAGCTATAACAAATATAATTGAATAATACTTTAAGAGCAACAAACATGAGCGAGAAAGATTGTCCTCATTCACAGGAAATTGGAGCATTGCAAGCACAGTTATATTCACTTAAAGAACGTGTAGAGGCTGTTGAGAAGATTTCTACTGACAGCGCAAACCAGATATTGATTGGATTGACTGAAGATAAAGCGCATAGCATTTGGATTGATAGGATGGCTAGGCTTATTGGATATGCGTTTATTATTGGCGTACTGGCTGCGACAGGTAAGGTAATCGGAATAGGTGAGATAGTTATGAGATTGCTCAAACTATGATCTGGCCATTTAATACAAAACGTGATTGTGGTTTTGACTGCCAGACCACAAATAATTATTTTCTCAGGCAGGAACTTTTATTGAAGGAAATACTAATGAATCAAGATGAATTGTTGGTGCAATTGAATGAGGCGAATGCTCTTAATGCAAATATGGTTGCGTTGATTCAAGGCTTGCAAGCTGCGATTAATAACGCCAATACGCACAATGTAACGCCAGAAGTTGAGGCCGCTATTAATGAATTACTTGATGCACAGAAAGCCGCATTACCACCAGCAACAGAAGCGCCAGCAGCATAATACAAACAGAATTTAAGTATCACCTGAGCCGCCAATGAGCGGCTTTTTTTATTTTTAACAGACCGAGAGGCCGAAAACATGAAAGTTGAAACTGTAGACAATGACGATGCAATTATTATCGAAGCTGCCAAGGCGCAACAGAAAGCAATGCTAGACGGTACTGAGCCGCCAGAGATTGTAGAAGTTGAAGCAGAGAAACCTGAAGAGCAGGAAGAGCAGAAAGAAAATAAAGCAGAGGAAGATGAGACAGTAGAGCTTTCACCAGAACAAAAGCTGCTGCAAGCATACGAAGACCGCATTCAAAAGCTAGAGCGATCATTGGCAAAGACTAATGGCACTTACGGTAATGAGTTGCAGAATATTCGAGCAAAGCTTGCAGAAGTTGAATCCAGAACAGAACGGGCAGTTAAAAGTATTACTCCGGCGCAATTGAAGCGTCTTGGTGAGCAATATCCTGAACTAGCCGAGGCTTTGGCTGGAGACTTAACTGAAGCATTTGGACATAAAGAAGAGGAACAGGTTAAGCCAGAAATCAAGATTGATCCACAACTAGACAGCATTAAACAGACTGTATACCAATTGGCCGCACAGAATAGATTAATGTCCATGCGATCTCTTGAGGCTAAACATCCCGACTGGAGAACTACTGCACAGTGGACACCAGAGGAAATACCTGGAGTTGGTAGCGTTATTAGATGGAAAAATCCTGCATTTGGTGAGTGGGTAGATAAACAAAGCGATGAATTGCGTGCTGCGGTATTCAATAGTGAAGACCCGGACATGATATCAGAAATCATCACTGAGTTTAAAAAGACCATTAAACCATCAGAAGACACATCAAATAAACAACCAGAACCTCAAAAACCAAATGTTCAAGATAGATTGAAAAAGGCTGTTCTCCCTACCGGGCGGCGTACTGGCTCTCATGAAATTCTTACAGTAGATGAAGAAATAGCCAAAGCTGCACAGGAAGAACGAAAACGAATTATGAACGGATATTAAGGAAATTAAATGCCTATTCAAACGTTAGATTTAAGCCCACAGCGTATCGGTATCGCGCTGGGGCGTATTTTAGGTCATGCGCAACCAAAGATTGTTTTGGGAACTGTTGGCATGGTTGATTCAAGAAAGAAAAATACCGGCGCTACTGTTAAATATCGTCGTTGGTTGCCTAAAGGAGCTACGACTTCCAGCCCAAACATTTTTTTCCCTGATGCTACTACGGCTGATCGCTCAGCAACTTATGTGCAAGCGCAGCAAACTTCTGAGGGTGTAACGCCTAATGCTGAAACGCTAACTCCTCAAGACTTCTCGGTAAGTCAATTGCAGTTCAGCGTATTGTATGGATTTACAGATCAGACCGCTGACTTGTACGAAGACCCGATTCCAAAAGTAATGGAAGAAATGGTAGGTGAGCGTACCGGCCTGATTTGTGAAATGCAACTATTCGGTGTTCTTAAAGGTTGCACTAACAAGTTCTATGGCGGAACGGGAACGTCTCGCGCAACAGTAAACGGCACATTAACATTGAACTTGCTGCGTAAAGTGGCTCGTAGTTTGATGGCTAACCATGCTGAACCAGTGCGAAAAATGTTTGTGCCGATTCCTGCGAATGGTAATTACAACACTGCTCCTATTGGTGGATACTGTTTCCCGGTATTCATCCATACTGACTTGGCCGCAGACGTTCGTGACTTGCCAAACTTTACGCCAGTTGAGCGTTATCCAGATCAATCCAAAGCAGTAGAAAACGAGTTTGGACGTTGCGAAGAGTTTCGCTTTATTGCATCTCCTGACTTAATCTCTGTGCAAGACTCTGGCGCTGCAATTGCTGGCGTTACTCCTGCATTAAAATCTTTGACTGGAACTAGCGCAGACGTGTATCAAGTAATCGTGGGTTCGCAAGATGCATGGGGTCATTTGGGTCTGCAAGGATTCGACAAGGACAACATTACTCTGTTGCCTACTGGTAAGAAAGACAAAGCTGATCCTCATGGGCAACGCGGCTATGTTGGTTCAATTTTCTACTACAACGCAGTACGGCTGAATGAAGGTCAAATGGCCGTTATTGAGGTTGCAGCTAACGCCTTGACTAGCTAAGGAGTGATGCTATGACTATGGAAAAATTGAGTCAGCGCATTAACCAGCTATCCAACCAGAAAGATGCGCGTAACGTATATCTTGTACTTGAGAAAGTATACAAGCGATTGGGTAACGTTGCGTTGCAACATGCTAACTTGACTCTTGGAACGATCAAGCAAAAGCTTAAATCACAAGCTGATTACTATGCTTTGATTGGCGGTGTTATGGTAAAAAAATCTGCTACTGATAATCTTATAACGCTGACAACTGCTAGCAACTGTAGTAATGCAAAGTTCAATGTTACGGTATTTACCATCAATAGCTCAGGCACAATCACTAACCGAGCTGGCACAGAAGGGGCAACATTGGCTGCAATTACTTGGCCAACTCTACCTGATGATGAGCCGATATTCGGCATTCTGCTTGTTAATCCAACTGGCACTGGCGGTTTTGTTGGTGGGACAACAGCGCTTGATGATGGAACTGTTCAGCCTGGGGCTGTTTATCTCAATCCTTTAAGCGCTTTCAGTACTAGCGCTATTGCAAACCTTTAGGAGTATTAATTATGAGTTCTCAAGAAGCAAGAGATCGTGGAGCCACGCAGTGTTTTACTAAGGTAACTTTAGCTGCTGGCACTACCACAACCGTTACAACCACTACTGCAGCAACTTATAGCATCGGTGGCAAGATATACGCTCAAGGCGCAGCCTGGACTAACAAGGCTCACCCTACGACCGATTCCAATTCTGGCGCTGCGTTTGTAAATATACCGGCAAACTATGGAGGTGTTGTTGTATATGGAACTGACTCTGGCGGGATCAATTTGCTGGCTGTTCAGGGAAAAATTACTCCATTAGATGCATCAGGCGCATTCATCTACGGCCCAGACTTTCCCGCTATTCCTGACACGATGTGCCCATTAGGTTATCTGGTTGTTAAATGTGACTCTACTGCTACATTGGGATGGACTCCAGCAACTAGCAATCAGTCTGGAGTTGCTGGCGTGACTTATGCGCGGCAAGATGTTTCAACATTGCCAGCGCGTCCGCAAATATCATAAAGAAGTACGGAGCGTCTAATCGGCGCTCCTTTTATTAATTAATAGGAGATAACATGGCAAGACGGGCAATGATTAATACAAGTGATGTTGCAGAACCATTTAATTTGAATGTTGATCTGCACTCCGATCTTTCAAAAGAAGATATACATGAAACTATTGCTGTTGTTACCAATGAATCTATGCAGTCAGCTAATGTGGCGAAATACGCTAGAGACTTGGCATTTATGGAAGAGAAGGTAGTATTTACTGTTCATCCTGGGCCGAAAGAAGAGCCTCCTGTAATTACGCTTGGCGTTAATGGCGATAATGTTGTTGTTACTCGCGGAGTTCCTATTAAATGCGCTCGCAAGTTTTTGAATACCTTGTTCACTATGACCCATGAAATGGCAACAGAGCAATATACAGATACAGCTACAGGATTGACTCAGACTCGCGTATTGAGACGACAACAACCAGCATATTCGGTAAGTGTTCTGGAAGATACGCCAGAAGGTAGAAACTGGTTCGCTACTCAACAACGCTATTTCTACGCTTAATGAATTTACTTCAACTTGCGCAACGGCTGCGGCTTGAGGTTGGAGCTTCAGGTAGTGACTCTACAGTTACTAGCGCTACAGGCGAATGGTTAAGGTTAGTCACATGGTGCAATCAGGCATGGGAAGATATACAGCGCTGGCACACCAATTGGAACTGGATGAGAGGTGAAGTTATTTTTTCTACCGTCGCTGCCACTGGTGAATATGCTTATGATGCTGCGCCAATCTCGCTAACGTCTTTTGCAAGTTGGGACATTACAAGATTCCGTGTGTATAAAACTTCTGTCACAGCGGAAAACTATATGACCTTCATGCCATACGATAGATTTATAGATGCATATCGTATCGGCACCACTAGGACGGCGCAAGGTTATCCAAACATCATTACGGTATCTCCAACTAATTCATTATTGGTTTCTTTGATACCAGAAGATACGTCTTACACGATACGGGCCACGTATTACAAGAATGTAACAACGCTATCTAGCGATACTGATTCTCCGAATATGCCAGATAGATTTCACATGCTTATTGTGTACTTAGCAATGCAATATTACGCAATGTGGGAAAGCGCTCCTGAAGTTATGGTTAGAGGACAAGCGCAATTCAAGAAAATGTTAGTTCAGTTAGAAAACGATCAACTGCAATTGCTCACAACCAATAGAGATGGCATCTAATCCATTTAGTCAGATCAAGACAGACATAATACCTCTGTTCGGTGGTTTAGATTTAGTCACGACACCTGTTCTTGTTCCCCCTGGGCGGCTTATCTCAAGCAATAATTTTGAGCCTGATATTAACGGTGGGTACAGGAGACTCCCGGGCTTTGAGCGTTATGACGGACACACCAGCCCGCACGATGGCGATTACTGGATTGCCGATGTTGTTGTTACCGGCTTGGTTGCCGTAACAGATACGATAACAGGTGTAACGTCTGGCGCTACAGCAAAAGTGATAACGATTATCGACGCTGCACACTTATTGCTTAATAAAGTTACTGGTACGTTTGTTGCGGAAACTTTTAATATAGGCGGAACTGCTCGCGGCACCGTATCTGCTGTCAATATTAACTCCGCCAGCACAAACGCATTACACGCATCATACAAAAGCATAACCGCCAATGATTATAGACTTGATATAAGCGCAGTTCCAGGATCAGGGTACGTTAGGGGCGTTAAATATTATCAAGGCAATGTATATGCATGGAGAGATAATGCTGGCGGCACAGCATGCGTTATGTACCGTGCTACGCCATCTGGATGGACTGCTATTACATTCGGCAGAGAATTGCAGTTTACTGGCGCTGTTGGACAAGTATCTGAAGGTCAGACTGTAACAGGAGCCACTTCTGGTGCAAGTGCTGTCGTTAAAAGAGCATTACTTAGAAC